AACTATCTTTTTTGTAGCTTTGATAGCAGGTATAGTTTATGTTATTATCAAGTTTAAACTTTATAAGTTTGTGCTAAAAAGATAGTTTTCATTGTTAATTGGTTTAGTGTTTTGCCCCCGGCTGGTTACCGGGGGTTTTTCTTTGGAAACAATCTAAATAACACATTAATGTTAAAATAAATATTAATTTACTTGACTTATATACATATATGTTGTATCTTCGTACTAACGATTAATCATTAAAAACTCCAAACAATGAACTACAAAACAGGACAAAGAATTCAAGCAATTGTTTTTAACGAAATAATTGACGGTGTTATCACTGGAGAGGGATATCATAAAGGACGCAAGGTGTATGATCTTGATTGCGAAAGATTTGTGTATGAAGCTCAGATATTGGGCACATATAATGTTTATTAATTCTCAATAAAACTAATATTATGGAAATAGACCAACCCTGGCAGGATCTTGTTTTGGCATTAAAAAACATGGCCAAAGAAAAAAGGATAACTCAGAAGATGATCTCTGAGCGAACAGGGATAAAGCAGCAAGCTATTTCCAGGATGTTCAGACTCAAACATTCTCCGACAGTAAAGACATTTATGGCTGTTGCGATAGCTGTTGGTATAAGCGTTGAATTAACTTAAATGTTAAAATTCTTGACATTCTGAAAAATGTTCTATATATTTGATCTTGTAATATACTTTAATATTTAAATACAATGGCAGATCCAACACTTGACCCATTAGAGGAAAGCTTAGATCCGGTACTCAAAAGAGTTATCTGGAAAAATACCGATGCCAGCTTTGCCGAGTTCACCGAATCCCGGTTTGACTTTCAATTGACCGAAGATGATGAATTTGAACTTTTGCCCAATGGCGAATATAAATATTATGATGATGAAGGTTACAGCGTTGCCTGGATGGATGATTTTTTCAATCTTCACTGGCTGTTAAAGAGATTTGACGGTCATGTATTTCATCATGTAACCTACGTTAAGCCGATACTTGAAGATATGGCAAAGCGGAAATATCTTGAAAAACAATAACATTTTAACATTTAAATTTTGAATTTTTTGACGACAAATGAAAGAACAACAGGCAATAAGAATAATTAAAGAACACGAACCACAGGAAGGATATCATGTTGCTTTTTCTGGTGGTAAAGATTCAACTGTTGTCTATGATCTTGTGAAAGGGTCCAGTGTTAAATATCAAGTATATTTTTGTTGTACTACAGTTGATCCTCCCGAACTTTTACGATTCATCCGCAAGGAATATCCCGAAGTTATTTGGTTACGTCCCAAATTATCAATGTATCAATTAATAATTAAAAAAGGATTGCCAATAAGAACGTCCCGATTTTGCTGTGAACATTTGAAAGAATATGCCGGCAATAATGAAACGATAATTACGGGGATTAGATGGGAAGAATCAAATTCGAGGAAATGCAGAGATTTTTATGAAAAGGATAACCGAAAAGAAAAGTGGTATGTCAATCCAATTATAGATTGGGAAGAGTGGGAGGTGTGGGAGTATATTGAAAAGAACAATCTTCCATCATGTGAACTATATGATTCTCAGTCCCGGATAGGTTGCATAGGATGTCCTATGCAATACTACAAACAAAGGCAAAGGGAATTAAATCGCTATCCCCGATACAAAAGGATGTATCTGAAGGCTATCCGCAAACGTATGGAAAAGGGATTTTTTGGGAAGTTTAAGGATGAATATGATGTCTATGAATGGTGGGTAGGAAACATAGGTATGGATGAGTATTTAAGACAATATAAAATAGAATTTTTTGACACTAAACTATAAATCATGGAAGTAACTAAAGAAGAAGCCCAAAGGCTTAAAGATAATATGTTGAACGCAGGTACGGATTGGGAAGGTCTGGAATCCAATTGTTGTGGTTCATCAATAGTTCTTTGTGATATATGTTCTGACTGTAAAGAACATTGTGAGCCGGCCTGTTTTGATGATGATTATTTTGATGAATAAACCTTAATTAAAATGGAACCGAGAAAAAATATTATAGAGCCTCTAATTATTATGCTAATCATTATTGCAATTTTCATAATGACTTGTATCATAGCATATAGAGAGGGGCAAAAGGATGCTTTAAATGGCAAATACAAATATGAATTAGATAAATCGGATATTGATGTTAAAAGAATAAAATCATGGAAGTAAAGAAGAAATCACAATCAATTGTAAAAATCGATCCGGCACAGTATGGATTGACCGAAACCAAAGCCAAAGAGATCGAGGCAATGTTCAAACCCATGCTGGATAAAATGGTTGAGCTGGAAGAGGAATTCAATCAAATTGCCGGCCTCGAAATCAACAAAGAAACCTGCCAGCAAGCGCGCGATTTGAGACTTAAATATGTCAAGGTTCGTACTGGTACGGCTAATATACACAAAGAATTAAAGGCTTTTTATCTCAATGGAGGCCGGTTTGTTGATGGGTGGAAAAATGCTCAGCTATTCGCTTCGCAAGGAATGGAACAAAGACTCTTTGACATAGAACAACATTACGAAAATCTTGAACGGGAGCGTATTGCCAAACTTCAAGAAAAGAGAGCAAGTGAAATGGAAAAACTTGATCCTTCATATGTAGATCAATATATTCCAGAAAATCTTGGTCAAATGCCTGAAGATATTTGGAATAATTTCATCTTGGGAATCAAAACCAATTATGAAGCCAGGAAAGAGGCAGAGCATAAGACTGAACAGGAGCGTATTGCCAGGGAAAAAGCTGAAACTGAAGAAAGGGAACGGATCAAACAAGAAAACATCCGACTTCAAAAAGAAGCCGAAGAGCGGGAACGTCAGGAGAAAATCGAAGCTGAAAAACGGGAAAAGGAAGAAAAGGCACGAGAAGAAAAAGAAAAGAAAGACCGGGCAGCCTATGAAGCCAGCTTGGAAAAAGAAAGGAAAGAAAGAAAACGTGCCGAGGCTGAATTACAGGCAAAAAAAGAGGCTGAAGAACAGGCCAGGATTGAAGCTGAAGCCAAAGCAAAGGCCGAAGAGCAGGCCATAAAAAAAGCTGAAAGGGATGCCCGATTAGCACCCGACAAAAAGAAACTTGAAAAGCTTGCATCCGATATTTCAGATATCCAATTCCCTGATGTAAAAAGTCAGGAAGCTAAGGATCTCATAGAGGCAGTTGGTAATAAACTTGAACAAGTTTCAACATACATACTCCAATTCGCAAAGGATTTTTAGCATATGTTTGAATCCTGGTTTGACATAAAGAAGCAATCTTTTTATCCTTATATTTTAAGTGAGGGGTTTTTGGACGGTTTACAAAACACTGTAATCAGTAATATAAATTACTGGCAATGGATGCAATTTGTCCCTGTGTCAGATATTATGATTGCCCCGAAAGAGGTCATTGTGGTTGAAAAATTCAAACCGTTTATGTTTATATCATTCTCATGGGATTGGCATGGATATGATACTATCTCACATTTCCCGGAATTAATCAGCCTGTCATGAACCATTACTACAAAGCTACAACAGGATGTTACGAAATAGAGATATTCTTTTCGGAGTTATTTGGACAATGGCTTGTAACGACTCATCCGCGTACCAATGTGCATCTTTTCAAAAGCAAATCTATCAGATATTTGAAACTGAAAGTACAGAAGTATTTTCAGCAAAAGATCAGGTTTCAATGTTTTCAAATGTAGCTGTTAATAACTTGTTGAAACAATAAAAAATAAGCATTATCTTTGTATGGTTATTAACAAAGTTATGAACATCGGAGGCAAACATACTAATGCTGTTGAATCCAGGATGATGATACGAAGGATAACACTTGACTATTACGGGGATCATTTATTAATAATCGGATTCAGGTACATTCCGGTCCGATCCCCTTTTGAAATTGTAAAGGTTTCAGAAAAATTCAATACGGGAACATTTGAAGGCAATTATTCTTTGAATTAATAAAATAATGAATTACATTTGATTTTATAATACTTAAACACTTAAATACACAAGGCAATGAATTTACCATCGATTATTAATGATATTCCCAATGATGAATATCATAATGGCAAAAATTACCTGCCATTCTGTTCATCATCAAATCTGAAATTATTAATGACAAGCTGCAAATATGCGCGCTATGCATTGGATCACCCGGAAAAAAAGGAATCTGAGGCCATGAGTCAGGGATCAGTATATCATTCGATGTTAACCAGCCTTGTGAATTTCGGGGACTTATCAGCATTTGAAAAAGAATATTTTATATTCCAGCCTCCCAAAAATCCCCAGACAGGTAAATCCTATGGATACGACACAAAAGCCTACCAGGAAGCCATGAATAATGCCATAAGCCTGAATGCGGGAAAAGAACCATGCTCAGAAGATCAGAAGCAGATTGCCGAATCCATGATCGATGAACTTTTACACGGCGATCCCCGCCAAAGTCCACATGTAAATCACTTGTTGAAAATAGGGATGGCAGAGCAATCCCATTTTTTGGAATATCAGAATCAGAAATTCAAATACCGCCCTGATGTAAAAACCTCAAAGAAGCTTGTTGATTGGAAAAAAACGCGGCTGGAATTTCCGAAACCAGAGAAATGGGAGCGCGAGATCATAAAATACAATTACCATATCTCAGCAGCTTTTTACCAGTTTTTTGAACATGAAATTACCGGGAAATGGAAATCATTTTACTGGATCGTGCAGGAGGAAGCACCGCCTTTTGATTTTTTGATACATAATTCAAGCGATTGGGGATTCAGGGTCAATCAGTCCGGGGAGATAGATATGGGATTTGGAGCCATTCAGTTTATAAAGTTACTGGAACAGTGGATCTATTGTGCTGAACGTAACGAATGGCCAGGTTATTCGGCATTCATCCAGCCTGATTGGAAAGATTACAGGATTGCCGAAACCGAAGTACCGGGATACTACATGAAAAAGGATATTAATTTTTATAATGATTAAAACAATTTATCATGACAACACAAAATTCAAAAAGCAAAATCGCAACGACTAGTCAGTCCCTTGCAACAATGGACATGAAAACGCTGATCCTTACGCAGCCTAAAAAGCAATTCATCGCATCCGGAGGAACCGAAGAACAGTTTATCCGGGAAGCGGGATTTGCCTTGCAGATCATCCGCAATAATTCATACCTGGAAAAGATGGATCGCATGAGCATTGTCGATGCGATCGTGAACGTGGCATTAACAGAGTTATCGCTGAATCCTGTCCTGAAACTCGGGTACCTGGTCCCGTTCAAGGGCAAGCTGTATTTCTGGTCTTCCTACATGGGAAAGATAGAAATACTTATGCGTTCCGGGATTGTCAGTAACATATGGGTAAGCCTTGTTCATGAAAAGGATTCCTTCACTTTCAACAACGGCGACAATAAAGAGATCATCCATAAGCCTGATTCCTTTTCTGACCGTGGACAGGTGATCGGAGGCTATTGGGTTGCCGTCCTTCCTAATGGTGCGAAGATGATGGATACCATGACCATTGACAGGATTAAAGAAATCAGGGATCGCAGTGAAGCAGTGAAAGCCGGCAAGGGATCACCCTGGGATACTGATTTCGAGGAAATGTGCAAAAAAACGATCATCAATAATGCCTTCAAATTCATTCCGAAAACAGGTATCTCCGATAGCGTCCTGAAAGTTCTCAATGCTGACATTAGCCTTGATGAGGAGCAGATGAAACAATGGCGCGAAAGTCAGGATGCCACAAAAAAGCATGACTTTGAAGATGATGCCCCTGCTGATGATATTGTCCATGATGCCGAGATCGTGGAGGATTTCCCGGCCGCTTCACAGGAAAAGGAACCCGAAAAGCATGATTCTGAGCCACAATCCGAACCGCCGAAATCCGCGGAAAATAAAGAAAATACCGGCAAACTTCCTTTGTAGATTCTACGAACTTTTAAAACCTTAATTATGGAATGGATAATTTTATCGTGCATAATTCTTGCGGTTGCATTCTTTATATTGGTACGAATCAAGATTGAAAAATTCAACAGACAAGAAAAAAGAATATTCGAAAAAGCCATGCGGGATATTGATAAATCAGAAAAAAAGAAGTAAATTGCAGTATAATATTTAAATACGGTGAATCTTACAACTACTGAAATCAGGCATGTTATCAAGATCGCCCGCGACAATCCTGAAATGGCTCCGGAGGAAATCATCAATGCCATTGTCGATGGATATATGCCAAAGGAAGGTATCCGGGGATTTTTGCAGAAAATTTCACTCAATGTCCGAAAAGTTATAAATGATGAACCTATAAATTTCAAACCAACGACAGCTGAGATTTTTAGAAAGGTTTGCAAATATCATAAGACTCCGATTGATCTGGTCCGGTCGAAAACCAGGGAAAAGGAGATCGTTATAGTCAGACAGCAGTATTGTCTTGTGGGTTTTCTATTTCAGTATACATGGCGAACGATAGCCGATGGGATAGGCAAAAATCATGCTACGGCGATTCATCATAAAAAAAAAGCCATAGGATATTGTGAAACGGAGAAAATTTACTATCAGGATATTGAAAATATCATTTTGAAATTCCCTGAATTTAAGACAATTCTGATGGAAAGATTCAAAAGTTTATTAAAAACAGATCTCAATGAGCGAAAAGAAAATAGACCGGAATAAGTTCATAATGTTCCCTAACCACAAAATGATCGAGGGGCAGCCTGACTTCATGGGACGTATCAATATCAATGGAGTGACCCATAAGATTGTAGCCTGGTTCAAAAGGGACCGCCGCAATGAGCAGTACCTTGCAGGATCGATAAACGAAATAGACGAGATGAATGAAAAATTTTACGAATAATACTTAAATACATGGATTATCAGGAATTTTTACTTTCAAAGACATCTGTAAGAGGGGATCATGGTTTCGATCCAGTATGGATGCCTGATTTTTTATTTGACTTTCAGAGATTTTTGGTTGAATGGTCCATAAGAAAGGGGCGGGGTGCAATATTTGCAGATTGTGGAATGGGAAAAACACCTATGCAATTAGTGTGGACGGAAAATATTGTACGGAAAACCGGCGGTAATGTTCTTATTTTAACTCCACTTGCTGTATCTGCTCAAACAATTAACGAAGGGGAAAAGTTTGGCATCCAGGTAAAGCGTTCAGACGATGGAACACCTTACAGAATTACAGTAACCAATTACGAAAGGCTTCATTATTTTGATCCCAAAGATTTTGAAGGAATTGTATGTGATGAATCTTCAATACTGAAATCTTTTGATGGGAAATACAAGGCGCAAATAACACAATTTATGCGCAAACTAAAATATAGATTTCTTTATACGGCTACAGCTGCCCCGAATGATTATATTGAACTTGGGACCTCATCTGAGGCACTTGGGTATTTGGGATATATGGATATGCTGAATAAGTTTTTTAAGAACGATCAAAATAATTCATCCTTAAGGGCACAATCTGTTAGATGGACCGGGGAAAGAAAACCCAAATGGAGATTTAAGGGCCATGCAGAAGATCCTTTTTGGAGATGGGTTTGCAGCTGGGCAAGATCATGCCGGATGCCTTCGGACCTGGGATTTGATAATGATGGATTCATTTTACCAGAAAAAACAGAAAATCAATACGTAGTAAAAACTTCCAGACCTCTAAATGGGAAACTTTTTGCCATGCCAGCGGTCGGACTTAAAGAAGAAAGGGAAGAACGCAGGGCCACAATAAATGAACGCTGTGAAAGGATTGCAGATATTGTTAATAATGTAGATCATTCAGTTTTAGTTTGGTGCCATTTAAATGATGAAGGGGATTTATTGGAAAGACTTATTCCAGATTCTTTGCAAGTTGCCGGAAAACATAGGGATGAAATCAAAGAAGAAAGGCTTATAGGATTCAAAACAGGGAATCCCAGAGTTTTAATAACCAAACCAAAGATAGGTGCATGGGGATTAAATTACCAGCATTGTTCACATATCACTTTTTTCCCTTCACATTCCTTTGAACAATATTACCAAGGTGTTCGAAGGTGCTGGAGGTTTGGACAAAAGAACCCGGTAAAAATAGACATAGTATCAACAGAAGGTGAAGCTGATATTTTAAAAACCCTTCAAAGAAAATCAAAGGCGGCTGACCGTATGTTTGAAAAGATAGTGTATTTTATGAATGATCATCTTGACATTGAAAACATAAAACAATTTAATAACACTGAAAAAATCCCACAATGGTTGACAAGCAAATAATTGAGAATGATTACGCAATTTATCAAGGCGATTGCATCGAAGTGATGAAAACACTCCCCAATGATTCTGTTCATCTTTCTGTTTATTCCCCTCCATTTGGTGGGCTGTATCATTATTCATCTGATATACGGGATTTGTCAAATGCAGATGATTATGCTCAGTTCTTTGAGCATTATGAGTATGTGATAAAGGAAAAATATCGGATAACATTACCCGGAAGAATGAGTTGCGTTCATTGCACCGATGTCCCTTCCGGAAACTCAGGATTAGATCATATGATTGATTTCCCGGGAGATATTATCCGATCCCATGAGAAAAACGGATGGCATTATATTGCAAGGTATTCAGTATGGAAAGAGCCTTTAGGGGTAAGGAATAGGACAATGGCTAAGAATTTAGCACATAAAACAATTGTTGATGATTCTTCCCGTTGTTCAAATGCCAGTGCAGATTATCTTTTAGTATTCAGGAAAAAAGGAGAAAACACTATCCCAATAACACACCCGATAGGACTATCATATTATGCCGGGGAAAGAGAGATCCCCAAAGATTTGCTTAAATATCGAAATTACAAAGGGAACCAAATTGAAAACCGTTACTCTCATTGGATATGGAGGCAATATGCTTCTGCTTTTTGGGATGATATACGATTAAACAATGTCCTTCCATTTAAGGAATCTAAAGATGAAAGCGATGAAAAGCACGTCCACCCCCTGCAGTTGGATGTGATCGAAAGATGTGTTATTCTTTGGTCCAATGAAGGGGAATCTGTTATAAGCCCATTTGCCGGAGTAGGATCAGAAGTGTTCGGGGCCGTAAAACTTTACCGGAAAGGGGTAGGTATTGAACTTAAAGAGTCATATTTTAATCAAATGGAGAAGAATCTCAAAACCATTAAAAAACCAGAACAACAAAACCTATTTGTATGAAACGAATCTACATAGCCGGTCCTTATTCTTCTGACAATGTTATGGACGTGCTTCATAATATACGTGAAGGTATAGAAGTATCCACAGCTTTATTTAAAGAAGGGTATGCTGTTTTTTGCCCCTGGCTGGATTATCATTTTGTCTTAATGGACAAAGAACGTAAATTAACGGTAAATGATTTTTACGAATATTCTATTGCATGGCTTAAAGTTTCCGAAGTAATGCTGGTGATTGGCGACTGGGAATCATCAAAAGGAACATTAAAAGAAATTGAGATTGCGAAAGAATTGGGCATTCCCATACTTTATGATTTGGAGTCATTAATTAAAGAAAGTTAAAATGTTACTAAAGTTTCTTATGAAAACGGCCATGATTTTGTCACTGATTGTGATGACAATTCTGTTTTGTACTATCATCTCTGCTCCGCTATTGATTGCGGTCTGGACGCACAAATATTACATTCTGTTGATATATTTCGTTTACTTGTATATTGGCTATAAAATTGATAATCATGGAATTAAAAGATAAAATTGAACAGTACAGAGAATAGAAGACTTATACAAAAAATCTGAAAGAGAATGAGAAA